GTGGGATTGCATTTCTGACTACTGGCAGCTAACCCAGATACAGGGTCTCCGTGGTATGGATGTCGAAATGTTCAACAGAAAAGGACACAAGTGGGACGGCGATTATCTATGGACCTGTGATCCACAGCGCCCTAGAGATACCACAGACTACGGACAATCCGAAACTTGGCACGAGCACAAAACAAAAACTTATTTTTTTGATGATGAAACAGGTGTTCTTTGTTGTGGGCCAAATAATAAGATGAGATTTTTAGATAACTCTCTTTGTCCGAAAGAACTAGAAATCCCTTATTGGATGAAGGTTTACAAAGACTCAGATTCACCAGAAAGAATAACACACGAAAAAGATGATAAAAGATTAGGAGATACCGAAAGGTGGGATTATGAAGAATAAAGATCCAAATTATGCTGTGAAAGTTGAACAAGCTATCGCGAAGAAATATGGCAAAGAAACAGTTGTAAACCCAAAGTCAAAATGGGATGATGACAAAGAAAAAGAATATTTAGAACAACTAAAGGATTCTTATGATCCAGATGCTGTAACAGAAGATTTGGACAAAGAAGAGGTCTATGGCGTTTTTATTCCTTCAAAACTACTTAAAGAAGAGTCTAAGCGCTCTTGTCCCGTGTGTAACACTTATTCCTTTAAATCAAATGATGATGTCTACATGACAAAATTTGAATGCTGTTTTAAATGTTATGTTAAATGGGTTGAGGGCCGAGAAGATAGATGGAAAAAAGGCTGGAGGCCAAATAAATGAGCTCAAACACTTTAAAAATTATTCAAGGATTAGCACAAGCTGCTGCCAATGCCTATGATGGCGCACACGATGAACGTTACAGCTTGGACGGTCAAGCTCGTAAAATTGGATTAGGAAGAGAAGAGGGGCACCCTATTCTTGATAAGAGAGTTAATGATGGATTCTCAGTTAAGTTCCTAGGAAACGTTATCCGTGTTACTTACCAAAGCGACGTTAGACTTAAGGATGTAAAAGATTCTGGATTTGAGCAAGACTGCGAAAGAATGCTTAATGAGATAAAAAAGTTTCTTCAAAAAGAATATAAGTCAGTAACTGGTGAGAGCGTTACTTTGTCTAAGAGAGGCGAGCCTAAAATCTTGGTTCAATCTACAAGTCGAGTTCGAACTTTTGTTCAGGCTTATCAAGACTATAACATCTCTAAGGTTGATGCCGAGCCTTACCTAGAGCCATCAATCGATCAGACACGTGAAGTTACTAGAAACTTTCTAGATCAGTTTACAAACAAACGACCATCGAACGACACTCGTAAGAAGGCTTAATGGCATTTAGGCTATCAAAACAAGAAATCGTAAAAGAGATTGTGAAATGCGGTAAGGATCCACAATTCTTTATCGATAACTATTGCCGCATCTCTCATCCTCTTAAGGGTTTGATCCCTTTTAAAACTTTCAATTATCAGAAAGATCTTCTTAAAGATTTCAACGATTATCGATTTAATATTATTTTAAAAGCCAGACAGTTAGGTATCTCCACAATCTCAGCGGGGTACATTGTCTGGTTTATGCTTTTTCACCGGGACAAGAACATCCTTGTTATTGCAACTAAGTTTCAAACTGCTGCCAACTTGGTGAAGAAAGTGAAGTCTATCATGAAGCATCTACCAGACTGGATGAAGATAGCAAAGATTGTTACGGATAACAAAACGTCGTTCGAACTATCAAACGGTTCACAGATCAAAGCAGGAACCACTTCTGGTGTTGCGGGTCGTTCGGAAGCATTATCGCTGCTTGTTATAGACGAGGCAGCACACGTAGAAGGTCTTGACGAGTTATGGACAGGTCTTTACCCTACTCTATCAACAGGGGGACGTTGCATAGCCTTATCGACGCCTAATGGGGTAGGGAACTGGTTTCATAAGACTTATATCGACGCGAATGCAGAGGAAAATGATTTTCATCCAATCCTGCTTCCTTGGGATGTCCATCCAGAAAGAGATGAAGAGTGGTTTAGAAAAGAAACCAAAAACATGTCTCGTAGACAAATAGCGCAAGAGTTAGAGTGTAACTTTAATACTTCTGGTGACACCGTTATTCATCCCGACGATATGCAGTGGTTATTTGAAAACATTAAGGATCCAATCTATAAAACAGGTTACGATCGAAACTTTTGGATTTGGGAAAAATATCAAGAAGGCGCATCTTATGTTCTTGTAGCTGATGTTGCTCGTGGAGATGGTGCTGACTATTCTGTGTTTCACATCCTAAGACTAGACACTATGGAAATAGTGGCGGAATATCAAGGAAAGCCGAACCTAGACCTTTATGCTAATGTTTTAAACGAAGCTGGTAGAGAATATGGTAATTGCCTTTTGGTTGTTGAGAATAACGGGATTGGAATTTCTGTTTTAGAAAAACTAAATGACCTAGGATATCCTAAAATTTATTATTCTGTTAAATCAACTCACGAATTTATAGATGCAGTTATGGCGGAAAACAATGATAGAGCCGTTATGGGTTTTACAACAAGTACTAAAACTAGGCCTTTAATTGTGGCAAAATTGGAAGAGTACGTTAGAAACAAACTAATTAGATTGAATTCGAGTAGATTGTTCCATGAATTTAAAACGTTTATCTGGTATAATGGAAAGCCCCAAGCGATGCGCTCTTATAATGACGATCTCGTCATGTCTTTGGCTATTGCATGTTGGGTGCGTGATACAGCATTACAGGAAAATCAAAGGGAAGTCGAATACAAAAAGGCAATGTTGGGAGGACTTATGAAATCCACAAAAACTTTTGAAACTAAAATAAAAGGTCAAAATGGATTTCAGGAATCAACATCGCAAAAGCACAAAGAAGAAATAAAAAAGACAAAAGATTTCTTTTGGATTTATAAAGGATAGAAAATGGCACGTAACGATAGAAACCCCAACAATAATCAGAACGCTCTTTTTAAGGCTTTGACAAGAATCTTTTCTGGTCCGATTGTTAACAGAAGAACTCAAACTGGTCGACAAATAAGAAGAAGACAGCTAGATAAGTACGCTTCTAGGTTTAAGTCCGCCTCTGGATTGCAGTTCAAGAAGTCAGAATATAATCCAATGAACATAATGGGTTTGAACATGATTCAAAACCGTAACCGTTCTGAGCGTTATGTTGATTTTGATCAAATGGAATACACACCAGAAATCGCTTCTTCTCTTGACATCTATGCAGATGAAATGACAACTCATTCAAGCTTAACACCGATGTTGCACATCAAGTGTGCCAATGAAGAAATAAAGTTTATCCTTCAATCTCTTTATTATGATATTCTTAACATTGATTCCAACTTGTTTGGTTGGGCGAGAACAATGTGTAAATATGGAGATTTTTTCCTTTATCTAGATATAGATGAGCATATGGGAATCAGAAACTGCATTGGGCTTCCTCCTCAAGAAATTGAAAGACTAGAAGGTGAAGACCCAACTAATCCAAATTACGTTCAGTTTCAATGGAACTCAGGTGGATTGACATTTGAAAACTGGCAGATTGCACACTTCAGAGTTTTAGGAAACGATAAATATGCTCCTTATGGAACATCAGCCTTAGAGCCAGCAAGAAGAATCTGGAGGCAGCTTACTCTACTAGAAGACGCAATGATGGCCTATCGTGTTGTTAGAGCAACAGATAGACGTGTTTTCAAGATCGATGTTGGTGGGATTGCTCCTCAAGAAGTTGAGCAATACATGCAGAAAGTAATGACGCAAATGAAAAGACACCAAGTTGTTGATCCTGATTCTGGTCGTGTTGATTTACGTTATAACCCAATGTCTATTGAAGAAGATTATTTTATCCCTGTTAAAGGTGGGACTTCCTCTACGACTATTGAAAACCTTGCAGGTGGAACATTCACTGCTGCCATCGAGGATGTGAAATATTTAAGAGACAAGTTGTTCTCTGCTCTCAAAGTTCCTCAGTCTTATCTATCTATGGGCGAAGGTGCCACCGAGGACAAAACAACTCTCGCTCAGAAAGACATTAGATTTGCAAGAACTATCCAAAGACTCCAAAGAGTGATCATTTCGGAACTCGAAAAGATTGGAATCGTTCACTTGTTTACTTTAGGCTTCCGTGGAGATGATTTACTTAGTTTTGACTTGGCTCTAAACAATCCTTCAAAGATTGCTGAGATGCAAGAACTTGAACACTGGAAGACTAAGTTTGACATTGCTGGATCTGCTACTGAAGGTTATTTCTCTCGAAGATGGGTTGCGGAAAATCTTCTTGGACTATCAGAAGAAGAATACATCAGAATGCAAAGAGAAATGTTTTATGATAAGAAGTTCATAGCCAACTTAGAATCAGCAGGAGAACCAGCGGATGAAGGCGCAGACATCGGAGCAGACCTAGACTTAGGTGGAGAAGACCTTGATCTTGGTGGGGAAGAGTTGGATCTCGGAGCAGAGGAAGAAACCCCTGAACCAGCAGCTGAAGAGGATGAAGTTTTATTGGCAGAACCTCCAGCTAAAAGAGATGATGATGCAAAACCTCGAGGCCCTTATAAAAAACGACAGTTAAAATATAGAAAAGGTGGTCGACGAAAGCAAATGAACAATATTGCTACTGGTGAGATTGGAACTTTGAGAACCACTTTTCCGGGAAAAGTTGGTTTTGGAGGCCTTGATTCTTTATCAAAAGGATTAATGGAAGATGAAAACCACAATAGTTTAGAAGAACATAAACTATTTACTACTGACTTTGAAATCAAATCTTTAATTGAATCATTAAACAAGGACAAGCAAGATGAAACACAATAAGAAAAGAAACACCGCTTTTCTTTACGAATGCTTGATAAAAGAATTAACAAAAGCAATCGTTCGAGAAAACAAAGAGACCCAAACAATTACTAAAAATTTACTTAAAGAGTTTTTCCATAAAGGCAGTGAGCTTAAAAAAGAACTGGAACTTTACAACTCTTTATTGGAGTCTAAACAGTTAGACGAAGGTTTTTCTCGCAGATTACTTGAAGAAACCAGAAAAGATTTTTATGGACTGAATAGAAAACAAGTCTTCAACTCACAAACAAAGCTTATAAACAAAATAAACAAGCAGCTCGGACAAGATGTTTTCTCAAACTTTATTCCGAACTATAAAGATCTAGCATCTATTGGACTATACTTCCAGAACCAAAACTTACCTGCTAAGAAAAGAATAATGTTAGAAAACACACTTGTGAAATTCTTAGGAAGAGAAGAAAAAGTCCTCACAGAAATGAAGCATCTAGATAACTTAGAATATAAAACCTTTGTTAACAAGTTCAACAATGCATATGACAGAACTCTTTTGAAAGAACAAAAAGACCTTTTAACGAATTATATTGTCTCATTTTCCGACAATGGACTCGGTCTAAAAACTTTTTTAAATGAAGAAATCGGACGCCTCAAAAGCGCCGTTGAGCAGCAGATCGTAGAGAGCTCCAACAATGCAAATAATGAAAATTTTAAAAAAGTTAAGGCAAAGCTGGACAACTATGCAAAAACCCCAATAAATCAGCAAATGGTTGAAGAAATTTTCTACATCCAAGACTTAATTGCGGAGGTAAAGAAGAATGCCAATTAATGTTTCCGTAAAAACTCAACAAAATGCAGCAGATAAGCCAGATGTCACTGTTAAGTTCAAGGGCAAAGTAACTGAAGAGATTGATTTTCAACTTCAACTTCGCTCTGCACTGAATGGAGACTTGATGATTTTCGATCACAAAGACATCGATATTGTTATTCAGCCAAAAAACAACAAGATTGTTACTTTTGCAAAGAACATTTTATCTGATGCTGTTTATGGTGCAGAGTCTAGATTGTTGGAGTTTCTTAGAAAAAAAGGAATAATCCATTATGACTCTATCCGTGGAGGAAACATTTATGGCTCTCTCGAAGGCAGAATAATGGAATCTGAGACTGTTGATCCTATTAAGGCTACTTTGGTTAACATCTCTGAATGGATCCAAACAGAACGTCCTTATATGGAAGGAACAACAGCTTACGAAGAGATTCAAGATGATGCCTTGATTGATCCAGATAATCAAGACTCAACAGATCTTGGAGAAGTTCCACAAGCAGAAAAGAAAGGCTCTATCGAACCAAGCACGATCATGTCCCCATATCAATATGGTCGGTTTGTTTACTAATGAATTTGCTTACATT